ATATCTGGTATATAATTAAAAAATGTTTCTTTGTTTTTATCTAATATTGCTTTACGGGCCCTAGTACCACTAATACCATCTCCCGTATCAATTTTTTTAGCTGTTAAGTTGGGATATTCTTCAGGTTTATTGGTTAATTTTCTAACTTTACCAGCAAAATCTTTTTCATCCCCCTCATTCCCTTCCCTTGATCCCACTATCATATACACATTTTTGTCAGGATTTTTCTTAGCATATGAATACACTTTTCCTACAGGAGGTTTACCTTCAGGGGAGGGTTGAACTTCAACTTTAGCAGGTAAATATTTTTGATATATTCTCCATATAGCTATAGATTTTTCTTGACTAACCGAACCTCTTTCTCCACTACCCACATATATAATCATCTTATCAATTTCGGGATAATCTTTAAGTGTTTTTTGAACTACAGAAAGATGACCAAGGGTAGGAGGTTTAAATCCTCCTGCGAATATAGCTACAGTTTCTTTACGAGGGGTTATTTCTTCCCCTAAAATTCCTTCTACTAATGCTTGAGCTAAGGGATTCATACTAAAAAGGATTTTAATTTAGACTGTGCTTCTTCAGCTGATACGGAGGTGTTTATAATGTCTTTTACTCCTTCATCATCTAATAATGCTTTTATCTGTTCAGCATCTTTAGCTTTTTGTGCATCAGATTTAGCTTGTTGAGCAGGAGTTTTGGGTTTAGTGCCTTTAGGGGTAAAAGGTTCAAGATATTTAGTTACTATATCTTCTAAATCTGTTAGTTTTTCATCTCCTAAAGTATTAGCTACCGAGACAAAGTTGCTACCAAATAATTCTTTATAAGGAGCAAAATTTTGAGTTACACTTTTCCAAGTACGCATTACAATTGAGGGTGCTAGGCTCCTATCTTCCCCTCCAGATTTTTCAAATCTGTCTTGATTTTGTTTTAATGAACGTTCTAAATCAGTATAAACATAAAGCATGAATACATCATATCCTGCTTCTTCTAATTCTGTTTTTAAATTATTAGTTTGTTTATATGATGCAGCAGTGCCATCTAAAATAAATGATTGTTTACCTTCAATAGTAGCGGCTATATTACCTTTAAATTCTTTATTAGCGGCAGCCATTTGCTTTGCTTGCTCACTTCTTTCTTCTGGTGTAGCATTTTTTAGGTCTAAGGATACATTAGCTTTCTTAAGTAAATCAATGTAAATATTATCTACATTTAATACTTTTAAACCTCCTAAATCTAAACCTTTCAAAATATATCCTTTACCCGCACCTGGGGCGCCAGCTAATATAATAGCTTTAGGTTTACCCTGTATTTCTTTTAGAATATCATATAATTTCATAAAGAGTATTTGTTATAAATATTACAAATCTCTTTTAGCTGATGTTCTAAATTGTGTAAATGCGGGTTTGTGGTTCGGGTTTTCTAGGTCAAACAATTTGCGGACTGTTCTATAAATGTCTAGATTTTCTTCTATGGTTCTAGGTGATTCATACATTTCCCATCCTTTACCTTGCATTTTACCTTTTGCTGCTTTTCTTTTAGATGATTTTAACCATAAAATACCTGTTCGGTCTACTTTTTTACCAAAGCATTCTTCAAAACACTTAGCATACATGGCTGCTTGTAAATCATAAGTAGTTTGTAGGTGATTAGATGTTTTAAAATCTATAACCCATAATTCACCATTAATTTCACATACTAAATCACATGTGCCTGCTATTTTTAGTTCGTCTGAGAATAAATGGACTTCTGCTTCAATTAGTGTGGGGTTGTATTCTTCCCACCATTCAACAAATCTCATAAACATTTGCCAAATATGTGGAGGGTACATAGGTCTACCATATTGGAGAAATTCCATTTCTTTCCCATTAAGGTAATCTTCAATCATTTCATGTACTTGAGTACCTTCCTCACCTGCTTTTTTAACAATATAATCTGCAGAGTATCCTACTTTCTTAAGCCAATCTTCAAAAAATTTACCTTTAGGATAGTATGATAAAACATAAGTTACTGAGGGGTAAAATTCTCCATTTCGCTGGTAGTATCTACCATCTGGGAGGGTTATTTGTTTTGCATCATCCGATACCTCTAGTATTCTGTTGTAAGAAGTTTTTATTTGTGTCATAGGGCTAATTTTTTAGCCAAAAGCCCAGATAAGGTAAGGGGAACAGACTTTTGAATAAGTTCAGTAAAACGTTTAAATCCTAACTCACTCGGGTCCTTATCGTCCATTTCTAATAGATGAACTTCTTTACCTTCATTCATAAACGTTTCACAAAATTTAATTGCAGATTTCATAGCATCACTATCGAGTGCTATGTATATTTTTTCAACTTTAGAAGAAACAATTTTCTTCATTAAGTTAGTTTGTATATTTTTTCCTAAAAGCGGGATAGCATTCCTTTTGATGGCTATGGCATCAAATGGTCCTTCGCACAATACCAACGGGCTATTCCAGTTTATAAACATTTCAAATGGTACAATATCACGAGATACTGAAGGGTTTTTATATTTACGGAATGGTTCTTTTTCAAAACTACGAGCGGTAAAATAATTTAAATTACCATTAGCATCATAAGAGGGGATAATAACCATATTTTGATATTCTCCACTTTCACAATAACCAATATTGTATTTTATAATATCATCTATAAAAATACCCCTTCGATTAAGATAAGCCAAGGCATGTTTCCCCATAATATCTGAGGGGTGATCTATAAGAGAGGTAAATTCGAGGGGTAGTGTAATAGTATTTACAATTTCTACTTCTTCAACAAATTGTCCTTTAGGAACTAATTTAATAGCTTCTTCAATATATTCGTACTTTTTAGACCTTTTAAGTAAAGAGACAATTGTTTTCCCCCTGGTATTGCACACCCAACAATGCCATGGGTTATGGCCTTTTTTGTTTTCGGTAAAATTTATTTCTAATTTAGGTTTATGGTGGTTACAAAAAGGACAATGATGAGCATAATTGCCCCTTGCCGTTTGTTTACCTTTTCCTAAAATCCTATCAACTAGGGTGACTAGTAAATGATTTACCATAGTATGGAATGTACGGTAAATATTTTATATCTCAAAGTCTGAGGTAAAAAATTTACCTAATATATTATCATTATAATACTGTGTAGGATTTTCCAACACCTCTAGCTGGAATAGTATCTTGGTTTCTATATATGTAAGATGTTTTTTGTCAAAGGCTAACTCAATAATTTGTTTTTGCAAGCTTTCTAGCGTAACTTCTCCTTTGTTGATTTGGTTTTTAAGATGGATATTTGACCCATAATATTTTTTCCAATCACTTTCTTTTTGAACAATCCGAAATGTTTTCTTTCTTCCACGACCCGTTTGTTCTGCTAACTCCGCTTTAGTAAGCTTTTTTTTATAATTGTGGAATAGGACTTTTTTTCCTATATATTTTTTACCCTCGGGGGTAATCACTTCATATACAAACCCAAATGTATTTGGGGGAAATTGTGATATATCTGTGATTTCTTTTTCATTATATAACCAATTCATCTATCTAGATTTATTAATATTGTAGTATCTGTAGTTTGAGAAGTTGGGAGAGGTTGCGATAATTTACCTATTGCAAGTAATTCATTATTATCATTATACAATCCTACGGCAGTTACAAAGGGAGTAAATTCGGAACCTGTTGCAAAATCTACATAAGTATCACTTCCTGATATTAAGATAGAGCTTGATATACTTCCCGAAAGGAGGGAGGGATTCAATGAATAATTAAACTCATCAGATTCCATAGTACATTTATATTGAGTTTCGTATATATCTACTGCACTTTTAAAACTCATAGTTGTATTAGAACCTGTAAGGGCATTTATAAGCGCAGTTTCTTCTCCTTCAACTATTAAGTTATCAAAAGGGTATGTTAAAGAAACAGGTGTAACAGATACTGTAACCCCTTGGGATTTATTAGTAATACCTAAATTTATAGAAACTGTATCTCCGGGAGCAACTTCAAAATAATCTGATATATACTCGAAATTAAAAACATCCCCTACGTTACCTCCAACAAATTGGAAAGGACCATTAGAGGAAGCTTGAGCATTAGTAACTCCACCAACTTGGACTTTTGAATTAAGACTTAAAGTAGCATCTGGTTGGGATCCAACGATATTGCCTATTTTAAGTCTACCTCTAATAATATATCGTAATATACCGGGGGCACTTCCATTATAAGTAAATGTTGCATCCTCCCCGGCAGTTGGTAAGGGTGAAGCTTCACTAATTAAATTATCATCATCTGTTATAGATAGTAATGAAAACCCAGACCCCCAAGAATAATACCTAGTAAAATTGGGTCCTATAGAGCCATATTGACTATTTATAGTGATAAGGGAATTAACACTAACTCCAGTTCTAGTAAATGAGAAAGTTGAATTTTCTCCACCAGAATCTGTTGAAAAAGGACTAAATATTGTTACTATACCTTCATTATATATAATGTTACCTATATAAGTATTGGATATGAGATTTCCCTCTCCATCATCTGTGATAGCTGTTAAATTTGAAGAAGTTAAAAGAAAAGATCCTGGTTGGATATAATTTCCAAATAATTTTTGGGGAATTGAAAATACGACCACCTTTGCATTTTCATACTCAGGGAAAGATCTAGAAGGGATTAAATCACTTTGTAGTGAATTATTATATGATCCTGATCCTAAAACACTGTTTGTAAAATTACTATAATATAATTGATACACAGTATCATACACAAATCTTTGATAAGACCCATAACTATAATTAGAAGTAGGTAAAATTCCTGTAGTAGGGTCGTTATTGGGATCGAATAAAGAAGATGTATTTACTCCTATTAAACGATCAATACCAACATCAGAAGCAGTAAATTCATGATCACCTTGGAAAGTAAAACTTTTATTAACCGTAAATGGGGTTACGATTATGTCATTACTTTTAAATTTCTTGAATGCTATCATTCATCAGAAGTCTAGTTTCACTCTAATAAGAGCTTCTTTGGTAAAATCCTTTTTAAGAGGTCTACTTAATTTAGCAACTGCTAATAATTCATTACTATCATTATATAATCCCACAGTAGTAATAAATGTCTGGGGGGCATTTACTAACTCAGTATATTGTAAATCACCACCTGAACCTGAACTAAAGCTAGGATTAGTAGAGTAATTAAACTCAGGGTTTCTTAATCTTACAAATACAAAATCAGAAGGGACTTGTTCCTCAGAATTCAACCTAAAACCAGCAGATTCTGAAAGGAATGGTATAAGTTTAGCGTTATTATTATTATCTGTGTTAGATTCATATTCTGCGCCTAAGGCAATTCCCCCATTTGCTACTGGGAGATTTAATGCAGCAGCATTTAATAAAATGGTTCCAATATCTGGGAGAAATAACCCATAAGATCCTGATACGGTTGAACCCACCTCCGCATTACTTTCGGGAGCTACATCAGTAATACTCCCATTAGATCCACTTAAAATTTGAAATACTCTTCCGGCCTCATTAAAAGTTTGAGCAGCTTGTACTAAACTATTATCTGTAAGGGTCATATTCACTGCAGAACTAGAAAGTCTTAAAGTCATAGTTCCAGGCATTAAGCTACCTTTAAATTTAGATCTTTCTATACTTAAAGCGTAAAAAGATTGACTTACAGGAATTATACCCCCATATGTAAAATCTGTATCTTCATCTCCTAAAACAACATTTTGATATTGACCAAATAAAGTTGATGTGGGAGATAAACCATTTATCCCAGAATTATATAATAAAGACCCAGATCCATTTTTATCTCCAAATGCTATAGAAAATTGAACTTCAGCCCCTGTTAAAGTTGAGCTAGTTTGATATACGTTAAGATAATATTCTCCTGTAGTTCCTCCCTCTTGGACAGAGTTAGTAACAAATTCTGTAAGAGTAGGGGTATTACTTGTCCAAGCCCCCGCTGTGATAGTATCAGCACTTACTAAAAAATCTTCTGCGTCTAATCTTTTAAATGACATTTAATTATTGATTTTTGGTAATTTTTACAGGGACAGTTAAACGAGCACCACTATCTCTTCCTATAAATGTTATAGTAGTATCTAATTGAGTATTTGTACCAAACAATGTATTAACTGTGGTAGCAGATAAATTAATAGTAGTACCTACTACTGTTTTAGATACAGTTGTTCCTAAAGTTTCATTAGTATTTAATTGTTGAGCTTGAGCTGTTTGTACCCCAACTCCTGTAAAAGTACTTAGTACTCTTGAATCAGCTATAGTTGCAGTGTAGCCATTAGCTTCAAATGTTTGATTAGCTCCCAAGTAATTTAAAGTTTGTGGAGTAATAGCTAAAGTAGAACCTTGTTTCAATACAATTTGAGTATATCCTACATCAAGTATAGGCATTTTAGCAGTACCTCTAGGTAAAGTTACTAATTTATATCTTAGATTTTGAGTAGTAACTGGAAAAGCTTCTAGTAAAGGTAAGTTTTCTAAAGCTTCGCCATAAAAAGTAGATCCTGAGGGGTGAGTTGGATTATAAAGAGTATAATCAATCTCATCATCAGCTACCGCAAATTGAGTAATTTTGAAAGACCCATCACTTCTTGCTAAAAGTTCTCTACCTTTATCAGTTAAAATTGCATCTACTGTTACTACAGAATTATTTAAATATCCCATATTTTTTTATTTATAATTATAAATATATTAGTTTCTTAAAATGTCTAATTCTCTTAATTTTAATATGGCAGCATCTACTTCTTCAGGAGTAAATGTACTATATTGTGGTATAATTAACCCTGTAAAAGGTTGTTTTCTTCCTGCTGTGTTTTCTTTTTTATAATCTAACTGTATGTTCTGCCCATCTCTAGCTATTCTATATAATAAAAAGTTATTCATTTCTAACCCTGGGAGGAGGGTTCCTCCTAGTTTTAGACATAACTTTCCTGTTCCATTAGTAGGATCATCAGGTAATACCACATCAAATACCATATACTCTTGTGCTTGATTATATTCAAATCTAATTCTATCACCAGGTTGGGGTATAAATGAAGATCTAATAGGGTTAAAATTAAACTCTAAACTTGCAGTTGGAGTAATTTGTTGGTTTCCAACATTAAAAGATATCCAATCTGAAGCAGTAATAATAGTATTACCTAATCCATCATCATCACCATCTGTAGATCCTGTTACCCAATAGGGGGTCTGACCCGCGGGTTCAAATTCTGTACTAAGTCCAGTACCCGCATCAGGATTTTGTTGTTGAACTCCAAATTTAGCCGCTGTT